ATAATACAAGATTTAAAAAAATTTAAAAAAAAGTTATTAAAAAGTTTGGTGGTATTATAATAATGTATTATATTTACACTATAAATATGAAAAACACTATTATGAATACAGAAATTATAAACAGATTAAGAGAGATTAAAGTACAAAATTGTATTAATGGTCCTCACCCTGATGCTCCACTATTTCAACCTTATGGAGATTTAACTGACTTACAAATATCTAAAACAGATGCATACAGAGAGTTACTAGGAAAAGTAAACAAAGGATGGTCTTTAGATCAAGTATGGTATAACACAAGGCTAACACCAGTTAGCTTTTCTAAAACATTATCTAAATTTATATAATATGAAAAACACAAAAATAACTTTAACAGATGATAGAGAGGTAGTTCTCTATACATATAAAAACTGGGAAGGTAAGACTAAAACTTTAAAATGTTTTCCTTACTCAGAATTACCAAACCTTATTAAAAGGACAGGTAAGCTAGGTATGACTACATACTATGCATGGAAATTAGACTGGACTAAATACTTTGATACAAAAGAAGAATTAGAGAACTCTTATGGTGTTCCTATTGTAGGTATGCCTAAGTTTAGATCTAACAGACAACTACAAGAATCAGGTATTGGTACTTTTGTTAGAAAAGGATTTGAACATCATGATGAGGCTTTTTCAGATTGTATAGATCTTCATTCAGGATTTAGAAATTCAGAAGGTTTAATAACTTTGTTAGGTAAGTATTGGGATTATGAATATCCTGAGAATACAGATAAAGGTTATACTATGAAAGACTTATTTAATGAACAATTATGTGATTTAAACATCATGTTGAATTGTGAATACTTAGACTACTAATATGAAAGATTTAAAAGACTTAGAAAAATACTTCAACCTACCAGTTTGGTTGATCACCTTATTACTTTGGATTGGAGCTGTAGGACTAGTCATCCTTATGGCACTTGCTGATTCATTGTAAGTTTTTCATATTAATTGTTTATTTATAGGAGAGGAGATTTAGGTCTCCCTCCTTTTTTTATTTTATAGCATACCTTCCATAGTTAGGATAGGATAGTTTATGAACTACACTATATCTGAGTGCATCACAAAAGTGATTGTTCATGTCTAGTGGTTTATTAGTAGGATTGCCATTTCTATCTTCTACATACTTGTAGCTTTCTAATTCTCTTATTGCATTAGTGCTATCTTTTGTTACATGTAGTTTGTATCTTCTAATCATGTCTATTCCATAATTGATCTCATACTTTTTCTTGCCTTTTATGTTCCATCCCATTCTATAGATCTCCTCTATACTTTTAGGCTCACTAGAATCTGCAAAGATCTCATCCCTTCTGTCTAATCCTAATGCTTCAAACTTTCTAGCAAGATCCTGATTAGTTAATCCAGTCTCATATAAGATCTCTCTAACATACATGTTGTCTCCTTCTATGTAAGTCTCACACATACTTGAAGGATCTGAGGCAAACCCAAAGTCTAATCCTCTAGAGACAAGTTTAGCTGTATCAGGTATGTCATTACAAATACTGAACTTAAATACAAGTGATCTGTTCTGTCCTCTTAGTCCTAATCCATATACTCTGTATAATTCAGGATCTGTTTCTTTCAATCTCAGGAGTTCTTGTCTTAGTGTATCTGATATAAATGGATTCTGCATAAATGTAGAAATGTGTAATTGACAATCAGGTCTCTCTAACACTTTATCATATATCCAATGGAATTGATCATGTGGATTGTAGTCTATAATGACAGATACTTCACCTTCTGCTCCATCTGTTCTAAACAGTAACTGGTTCCAAGATTCTAAATCTACTTCATTAGCTTCATTAACAAATAACAGATCTCTCTTTCTACCTCTAACTCTAGATCCCATATCTAAGCTAAAGAACTCTATTAGGTTTCCATTTAACCAATACTCATTAGATGTCTTGTTATGATAGATCTCTGAATACAGTTCATTCTGCTTTAGGATCTCTAGAAAGTCTCTTAGAACTGATGCTTTTAAACTAGGCAAGGTTTTTCTACATATAGATATTACTCTACCTGTATGCTTATTACAATAACTAAATATGATCCACAGTAATGAGTTAAAAGTTTTCCCTGACCTGCTTGATCCCTGTAGTGCCACTATTTTGCTTGTGCTTGATTCTAATACTTCAAATACAACATTAGTCTGTATCTGTTTCATCCTTTAGAATCTTTACCTCAAACATCTTATCTCCAATAGTATCTACTTCCTGTCTCTCTATATAACCTCTAGACTTTCCTTTAGTTTTTAGGTAGAATAGGATCTCTGCTGTTTTACCATCCTTTATGTTAGACAGTAACTGATGCTCTGCAAAGTCTAGTAGACCTTCTCTTACTTCATCTACCTTACCTGCAAACTCTTTATCCTTCATCCAGTCATAATAAGTCTGTCTAGAGATGTTAGCTGCTTCACATGCTTTACTAACATTTCCCATCTTACTTGCATACACCTCTAAAAACTTTGATCTATCTTTTGCCATCTTTTACTTAATGAATCTTTTATCTTTTCTAATCTCTCTATTGTGTATTGTGATTTAGGAAAGGTCTCATCTAATTTGTTAATAACTGTACTCTTGATTGTGTAACATGATGTCATTAATAACATCAAAAATATTACTGAAATCCTTTTTACTAATTTATTGTCAAGTTTGTAAACTTTCTTCTTCACTCATTTGTATAATAGCCTCCTCATACATTTCTTTCACTATTGTTGATAACTTTAGTAAATCATCATCTGATAAATACTTGAGTTTTGGCTTTATAAAATCAATTCTTTGAGCTGCAAGATCTTCTTCTAGATCAATTACAACTGCATGATACCACTCTAATAAATGTGGTGAATATTTACTATAAACCTCAAATGATTTTAGGCTATGTATTACACTTGCATGTGTTATTGTATAATTGTACTCCTCTGCTAGGTCCTGAATCTCTCTAAGTGTAAACCTATAGAATTTCTTTAGTACAGTATATAGTAGTGATCTTACTTCTACTACTTCCCTTCTTCTTGTATTTTCAAATACTCTATATCCTGATAATGATTCTATTTCATTTATCAAGGTCATTATTCTACTTCTGTTTCTCATGCTTTTCTAATTTAGTTTGTAATGCTGCTAATGCTCTCCATGCTACTTTAGCTAAATGTGATACTCCATCTATATCATCTTCCTTAGCTTGTATGAGATGTCTAGTTAATGCATCTAGGTGATCCATACTTTTAGTCTTATCCCAATGTAGAGGTTTGCCTTTGTGATGTTGTTCATTTCCAATCTTGCTCACTCTTGATACTTCCATAAGTGCATCAGGAAAATAGTTTATTACACCTGTCCATACTGGATAATCTTTTCTATTCATCCTCTAAATAACCAAAATAAAAAGTTTATCCCCATAATAGACCAAAATGTAAAAAATGGTAATCCCCAAACTATATATCTCAATAGTCTTTTTTGAAAAGCTATATCAGCTTTAGTTGTTCTAAGATAATATCTCATATCTTCTCTTTTGATGTAATGTCTCATAGTTCTATGTTTATATAATATTGATCTAAGTCTGATTCATGCATAAACCACTCCTCATAAATATCTAATGCTTTCCTAGCTTTTGCCTCACCTCTAAGATAAAACTCCTCTGATACTTGTGCATAACCTATATCAAGAGATCCTTTATCTATAACAATAAATCCCATATTCTCAGGTGCTATATCAAAGGCATAGCAATATAAAAAACATTGTAGATCATATCCAAATTTATCTGCACTATATTGCCATCCATTTAATGATGATGTAGTCTTTAGGTCATACATCTCTGAATTGTTGCTTAGAATATCTGCTCTTGCTCTAAAAGGATATTGGTTTCCATTATGCTCTAGAGTAAAAACCTCACTCTGTTCAAATTCACTATTATTCAACTTCTGCAATACCATTTCATTTCTCAGTAATGCATCAGCTAATCTCTCTGCATCATGTTTCTCTTTTAGTGTAAACACTTTACCATATTGTTTAACTGCATCTTTATATTTCTTTGTATTCTTACTTTGCACATTAACAAATATCTGACTGGCAAATACCTCAGGTTGTAGTACAGCAGCATGTGCTAACCATCCATCTCTAAATGCTTGTGCATCAGGTTGTCCATATTCTAAGATATGTTTGTATGTCTTTGGAGAAGATAGTAAGTGTTTCAAGGAACTGCTAGAGAAACTGTACTTTCCTAAATAATTATAGTAAAAGTCATCATCATCTGCTTGTTTTACTAAATCTTCTTTGTCATATGTTTGACCATCTAATAGTGTTATTTTCATTCTTGTAGTTTAAGTGTTACTGTTATATATAATGTCTTGTTATGTACATGATAAAACTTTCCTATTACTCTAGCTAACAACTCCATGTTCTGAAATGTAACAAGGATCTCCTCATACATATTAGGTATAGCTTCAAAATCCATCCATACTGCATTAAGCTGATCTATTACTAAATTCTCTATGTCTACTTCTGCACCTCTGTATATTGTATTAGGTTCAAATTCTAATTCTACTCCTAATTCAATTTTCTTTGGTTTCCAATTTGGATTCAGCTTTTCTAGCTCTGTCAATGGCTCTTAATTTATCTGTTCTATATTCATCTATACTCAACATCAAAAGATGTCTGTCATTCTGTAGCTCTTGTACATAAAAATGTATTTGTACTACAGCATTAATTAAAGTCTCTAGTTTATCATTAGTAGGATTCTTTTTTTGATACTCTAATAATATGCTATTAACTATTTCTGCATTTGTTAAATACTGCATGTCTTTTAGGTTGTCTAGTTTCTTGCTGACTAACTCTCTGTCAATGTCCTTTACAGGAACACTAATATTGAAATCTATACCTTTCATAATCTCTTATATCTGATTCTCTAACTTTTATTATTACATCTTTGTTACCTTCTCTAGTATACAAACAATGGTAATCTGATTTGTTTATACAAACATCCTGGAATCTTTTTATGTATTTAACTAATCCTAGTCTATCATAAAACACATAACTTTTAATATCAAGATATTCTATTACCATATATTTTGCAAAGCCATATAGAGATCCTTTACCACCCCAAACATTTCTTTTCTCTAACCATACTGCCTCAGTATTCTTATCACCTTTTAGATCAACTGGAGTTATCTCACCAATAATAAAATCTACATGATAGTTCTTATCAATGTGTGTAGATGTTTTAGTTGCTCCAATACCTATCTGATCCATAAAGTCTTTAAACCTTTTCTCTGATAATTCTCCTTTTTTCCAGTTACCTCTATTCTGATAACTTCTTGGTTTGAACCCCATTGTCATAAACTTTTTCCAAGTCTGCAATCCACTTGTTTATTGTATCCATCTTCTTAGCTCCTCCACACCCACAAGGTTCATTATATGCATGTACAAAATACTTAGCATGTAATGTGTACACTATCTTTAAATCATTATCTGTAAAACCATTTACCATAGCTTCTTTAAATCCAGTAAAGTCTATGTAGTCTCCTTCTTCCATCTGTTGCCTTAGCAAACTCTTATAACTTTTTAATCCCATCTTTTGTAAATATATATTTATTCAACTTCTCTTGCCTTTTATCACAACCACAATCTTTGTAACCAAATAACTTAGCTACAAACTTAGCTATTCTCTTACCTTGTCCTAAAGTAATTATACTTATAACCTTTTCTGTAAAGTCTCCTAGCTTCATAGGTTTCTTTGTTTTATGTCCTGCTGCCATTTTATATCCATTTAATAAAAATCTTTTTATTCCTTTTTCTAATCTCACAACCCTATCTTCTTCTTTAAAAGTTTTTTGACATTCCTATAAGTGTTATACAAACTAATATAAGTAATAGTTGTCTTTCTACTAAGTTCTGAAATTTTAGT